ACAAGACAAGAAGTTAACACCAAGTCAGAAAAGTTAACAGCCCCTAAACCTAATTTCGCAATAGCTTCTAAGTGTAGGTAAATTGTTGTTAATTTGGACGGCCTGCAGGCCGGAATTTTCGCGGCATTTCAGGTTCGGGACGGCTTTGTGCAGGTCGGTTGGGTCGCTCAGTTGAGTCACTTAGTTGGGTCACTTAGTTGAGTCACTTAGTTGAGTCACTTAGGTAGTAGAGCCAATCACGATCGCCCCGGAAATTCCGGCTCCGCCTGGGTTTGTCTCGATTTGCCCTGTTTATCGCTAGGGCCTATCGCGAAGCGCTTAAATGGTAAAATCAGCGACGCCCAAATGTCGCAAACACCGCGGCGAGCCCCGCAGTGAACTCCTTACCAGCCTTTGATTTTATGAATACAACTTCGAAACCAAGTCCTCGCCGGGTATCGGTGGCCCCGATGATGGAGTGGTCCAAAGTAAGGACGCAGAGCCTTATAAACAAAGGCTCTGCGTCAGTTTAACCCATCGCGAGAAACAGTACAGAAACAGTGAGTCTGATACTTTCCTATTTGGAGCGGTGCCGCGCCCGGCGCATTCAACTTTCGCACAGGCGCTTCAAAACCTGTAGCGAAAGTGCATGCCGTTCACCCGCAGCACTCACACTACTTCATTGGAGGTTTGCCAGCGTCGGCCAGCCTCTTATTGAGAGCTTCTCGCTTTTGCTTTGCGATAGCCGGTTGAACATAAAACAAGTCAAACAACTCTTCCAAAACCTCCAGATTCCATTCCGCCTCCTCGGGGAGCACGGGCATGATCGCGCCGCTGTTAGTTTCCTTAGTCGGGTGAGCAGCGAAATTTCCTACGTTTCGAACGTGATCAAGATTTCCTGCCACTGCTCCTGGCAGCCGACCGGAATCTAGTGCCGCTTGAATTGCTTGGGCAAGGTTATGCTGGTCAAACCCTTGTCCGGCTAGCATCGCCTGAAGGCATCGACGGCTAAGCGCGGCTGATGCCTTTGCGCTGTCAGCCCAAACCAAGCACGCCTCGTTGAAATCCTCTGCAATAGACTCGGGCACCTCTGGCGGAGCCTTTGATCTCATTGCCGCTTTCGGATAAACAAAATGCCTTGGTACTGTTGGATTGTTTATGCTGTCGGTCCCGCTCAAACCTATGATCGCTTGAGCACAAGATGGACATTCCATAAAAGAGTAATGCCAATAAACTTTACCAATTGGGGAAAATGCCCTATTTGCATCGAGAATTGGTTTTTCTGAAAACGCGGGATGAATTGCGACCCTACAATGCGGACATTCCATTTTTTCTCTGTTTTTTGTATTTACAGGTTTCAACCGCTTATGCCAGTCAGGGAAGCTGGTCACCCGTGGCTGTACTCAGTGCACGCTACAAACTATTCAAACAGATTTAACCAACTCAGGCGGCAGACACAAGTTGAATCACCCCGCCAATGAACAGAACAAGAGAGACCGCGCCGAGAGACCAGTTGACGCCGATCATTACCCAAAACCACCTAGGCGGACTCATAGCACTGATAGGCTGACTGCTTGCCAGCACGGGGAACAGTCTCTGGCTGAAGGTGCGAAGATAGACCAAGCCGACAAAATAAATTACGATCATTGTTACGATGGCGGCAACTAAGCCACATAAAAACCAATACACGGAACCGAGCGCCGCAACAGCTATTGGTTTCGATGACGTGGCGAGCGCGGTAGCGCCCGCAATGCCCGCCGCGTTTATAAATGCAAAGTGCTTTACGACCTCAAAACCCCACTGCGTAACGCCTTGAGTAAGCATATCTCGAATCGAAATGAAAGACTGCGCAACGTGGTCTCGATACGCGTCATCCGTGAAATCCTTCAAATGGACGGTGTTCGGTTTGGGCGGGAGTTGTGGCGGTGTTGGCTGTTCGATCATCATTATCCATTTCATAAAATGCGATAATTTGGACGATAAACCAAATGCTAGCGCTTGTGATTTATTTTTCTGATACTCGATGTACCGGGCATACCTGCAAATGGATTGTGCAGAGTCGGTACGTACCGATGCTTATGTTCTCTCCAGGCCGAGGTCACGCACTTACAACTGCCTGCCTCCCCCGCACGTCAGCCTTATGCGATTAGCTCCCTGTTACGGACGCGCATGATCGTTTGCCGTGTCGTCTTGTAGTCTCGGGCAAGCTCTGAAACTGATGCGCCCTGCGCGAGCCGCTGACGTGCTTCGTCCTGCTGTTCGCTGGACAGGCTAGGACGACGCCCCATCGTTTTACCCTCGGCCTTAGCACGCTCGATACCGGCGTGAGTCCGCTCGATCAGCAAATCACGCTCAAACTCAGCGACGGCGTTTAATACGCCCATCGTCATACGGCCCGCTGCGCTGGTTAGATCGACGCCACCAAGGGCCAGACAGTGGACGCGCACGCCCAAGCCAGCCAAGCGCTCTACAGTGGCTCGCACGTCCATCGCGTTACGTCCGAGGCGGTCGAGTTTCGTCACTATCAACACATCCCCATCCTCTAGCCTGTCGAGCAGCTTAGCGAAGCCGGGGCGTTCGCTTGCCGCAACACTTCCCGAAATGCTTTCGGCAATCGTTCGACGGGCATCAATGGCAAAGCCAGCCGCGCGGATTTCGTGGATTTGATTCTCCGTCGATTGATCAGCGGTCGAGACGCGGGCATATGCGAAGGTGCGTGACATTGTATGAGGCCCCTTAAGACTGTACGAAATTAATGTACGAATCTTAATGCCTGTACGAAATATGTCAACGCCTATTTTCGTACAGATTATTTCGGCGTGTACGGAATCGATCGGTTTCGTACGGAAGCCGACTATTCGATTGACTGTTTAGACCCCACTAAGGCAAGCTCCCGCCACAACCATGGACCGAGCCGCTATGAAACGCACCATTATTGCCGCCGTTGTAACAGCAGCATCCCTAATCTCGGCCGTTGCAGCCACCGCGCAAGCAATCCGCGAATCAAACCTAGCAAGCACTGCCGAAGCAAGCTTGTCTACGCTCAAGGCTAGCCATGCCGCTTTCCTCTCAAAGCTGTACGGCGCGTGTAGCCAATCGGCTGACTTTGACTCCATGACTCAGGCGCAAGCACAAGCGTGCGTCGGCTTAGCTGCCGCATTTGCTCGCGAAGATGGCAAAAGCGAGCCTGCAGCACTAGCTCAAGCCTTAAGTTTCCTCAAGCCCTCCGAACCCGACACAGGAAGGAATCGCGTTCGGAGTATTGTCCACGAGGTCTACACGGACTTTGCACCGCTCAACCCCAGCCAAGTTTACGGCGCGGTGTACGAGCAAGTGACCATTGCGGATAAATTCGCTGGCGCATTCAAACAAGATTAACCCCATCCTGCTATATCCACGCCAAGTCGGGTTGCGCGCCGGTAAGTTGAGGTATTAACAGCCAAAATCACTAGTGACTGTTGTATGCCTCGCGCGCACATGCGCGGGCGCATCATGGGCTTTGTTTCAAAAAAGGCGATTCCCATTCGATTGAGCAGCCGCTTAACAGCCAAAATAGACGTTGACTGTTTTTGCAATGCACGCGCGGGCGCGTCATGGCATCGTTCCAAAAATTGCCCTCACATGCGCAACCGCAGTCGGTACGGCTTCGTTTTCCTTCTAGCCAACAGCGAAATACGATTCGCGCTGTTGCGTTTGTTCCATATGAAAAAGGCGGGACGCCAATACGCGCGTCCCGCCTAATTTCCCTACGTCAGACCGGTTTCTATGCCCGCTTTCGCATCCGCGTTTGCGCACGGTTTAGATCCAGTGCTCGGAGTAGCTCGAACTCGGATAAGGCATCCAGCCTTTGCACCGCGTCCGTAGCCCGCTCGCCGGGCGCCAGTACATACCCGGCGAGTTTCAGCACTTCGAGCGCATTGGCTTGCGCTTTATGGTCCATTTCGTACGCGATGAATAGCGCCGTATAGACGTAGCGTAGAGTGAACAAATCCAGAGCGTCCATTAATATCCCTGAGAAGGTTGCGCTTGAGCCATTCGGTTATCGAACGAGCCGCCGCCAGGAGCGCCGACAATCCCAGTCGCGATGTGTTCCGCCGCATTTGTGGCTAGCTGTCGCTTGCCGTCCGCAGTAAGGAACAAAGACGATTCGATCTTGAATGGCCGGTCACTTGCCGTCCTGACATTGGGCGATCCGCTCAGGGACGCGTAATAGTCCCTGTCCGCCTGAGTCGTTTGATTAACCCCAACGGTTGGAGCGCCGTTCACTACGCCATCGCCACCCATCCACGTAGGCCGGTGTTTCCACGCGTTACCGATCCAATTAATGAATGAACTGAACCCCTCTTTGATACCGTCCCAAATTGCAGACCAGTTCAGATTGTGTAGGTATTGGCCCAGTGCGATAAGTCCCAAAAATGCCGCAACCGTGAGCGTAACGGGCCAATTAATCAGAGCGATTGTGCCAGCGAACACTGCGAGAGCGCCGCCGAGAACCAGCACGCCAGAGACAGCCAAGCCCGTATATGCAAACAACTTAACAAGACCAGGGTTATCGCGGGTCCAGTCCGCCATTTTCGACAGGATGCTAGTTAGCGTGGTAAGCCCAGCAGTCACAGTAGGTAAAATCGCCGTGCCTATGTTATTTAGCACATTGCGCCAAGCCGCAGAAGCGATGTTTAGCTGACCGTTAAACGTCTGATTCATCGTTTCCGCTGATTGGTCTATATCCTGGCGTTTTTCGATTGCGCCGGGCGACCGGTCAATTGCCGCAGCCTGATAGCGAATCAAGCTGAAAAAAGCAGCGCCTGTCCGACCAAACAGTTTTGCATCTTCTATGTTCTGCTGAGCCGGTGTGGAAATCGCCATTCGCGCATACATCGGCATGATGTTCTTTCGATACCATGCGACCGGATCACTCGCCATTTCCTCGGCAGAGTCGAGCGGGTTGCCGTGAATGTTTTTCACGCCCCCCTGACTATTGAACTCGATAGCCCTGGCATTCCATACGCCCGACCTCACAAGATCATGGATGATCTGATTGGGGAGCTTCACGGCACCATTCAGACGGTTAAACGCCGTCATCAGCGCCGTTCCTGCGGTGGTCCCCTTTAGCTCTCCAATGACAGGCTCAAGCTTCATCAGCGCGTCTTCGGTGAGGTTCTTTGCAGACACGCCGCCCCGAGCGTAGAACGCTCTGACATCTTCATACTTGACCATGTTGCCCGATGATCCGACGAGCTTAAAAATTGCATCGGCACGGCTGTTGAACGTCGCGGCATTAATCAAGCCACCTGACATTTCGATTGCTCGAACCAGCGCCTTGTCGTCTGACTCGGACATTTCATGCCCCTGCGCTTTGGCGACCGTAGCCAAACGCGCCAGCATCGGCCCCGCAAGCTTTACTCCCGCAAGCGCCGCCGACCCGATCAGACCAGATTCGCGAAATGCGCCTTGTGCCTCTGTCATTTTTTTGAGGTTTTCAACATAGGACGATCCCGCCACGTCCATATGTTTGGCGAATGCGAAAGCCTCATTGTTCTGCGCGTCCGACATTCCGAACAAACGGAAATTGGCTTGCGCAGTTTGAAACTTGCGGGCTTCATCGATAGCTGGCTTGAAAGCCATCGCCAGCGCCGCGCCAGCGCCCATTGCCACAGCACCACCAAACATTGATTTGGTGCTGGTGCTCATTTTTTTGAGCTTACCCATAAGCGTATCGACGCCCTCATTAGCCTTGCCAAAGTCTCTCGCCATAGCGATTAGGCCGGATGACACGTTATTGACGAGCGACAGGCGCACGCCTATTTTGAATGCTTCAAAAATAGCATTCTCCTTTTGCCCGGTAGTGCGGGCGTTATGCCAGCCCCGGAATGGGGCCAGCGGTCTAGTGCGCGAGTACGTTGCGCTTTACTCTGTGACCTCCTGGGAGTCGGGGGCGTGGTTTTTGGCGTTGACCGATAGCTGATAGCCAGCATCAAAACTGAGACTGCGCCGCAGAGAGTCGGGGAAATACAACTGATCCCAATCGGTGCCTGTGCCCTTTAGCTGGACGATGCTGTCGACGTCGAGCGCATCGTTTCCTGCGCCGGGTACGTCGAACGAACACAGCATTTCGTGCTGGATGATTTCCGCATATTTGGATTTCGCGTGCTGTAGCGCCTTCTGCTGGTCGAGATTTGGAATGTTGTACGTATAGTTTTGAGCGCCGCCAGCCGGGGCCGATTGGCCGGGAGTTATCGTTTTCGCTTTACTGGTCGGGTAGACAGCGGTAAAGGTCTTTTGCGCCGCGTCATTCCATGAGCGAACCGTGACGATGATTCCGCGAGAGACGGTAAGTGCGCGGCCTAAGCTCAGGCCTTCGACGTTACACGTTGGGAAGCCTGTAACGGCGTCAGGCGGGGTCCATACGATCGGGTAAGGGGGCGCTGTGGTTGGGTCAGCACGAGGCGCAAAGATCAGCGTTTGACCACGCACACGCACATCGAACTGTTCTAGGCGTGCCAAGTGGGTCAGCATGTCCCATTCGGTGCGCGCGTCGCTCATTGATTCGTGGTCAATCTCGTAGAACTTCCCCACGGGCGTTGTGGTCGCTGTTACCTGGGGTGTCAGGTTATGACGCTTTGCCAGGATCGTTGCAATTTGCGAACTTGTTTTGTTCTGCCACTTCTCGGTCGTTTTGGCGTCGATCAGCAGTCGAGTAAGGTCACGCCCGCTTACGGTGATCAATCCATGCACCGGATCGTGAGCAACCTTGTCCACTTGACCATAAATCCAGCTTGTCAGCTCTCCTGGCGAGTAATTGGACGGATCAGCGGGGACGCCCGCGAATAGCTCTACATGCATGTCTTGCTGCGCCGAAAACCAAGCGGTATTTCGATCATCGGGAAGCGCGCTGCAAACGAAAGTGCAATTGAACGAGTCGGCGTTTGAATATGAGTTGTTTTCAACATCAAACGCCTGCCACCCCGTAATTCGCTCGCCATTGAGCTTTACTGCGCCGCGTACCGCCGCTACTTCGTTCATCCTGTTCCTTGATGTTTTAGGTTTCTGATTGGAGTGACGCGTGTTCAAGTACGTCCCTCATGATTGACACGTCCAGCCCGTAGCGCGCCGCCAGCGATGCTGTGCCGTGGGTGCGCGAGCCTTTCACATGGTCACGCGTTGCCTCAGCGCCGATTCGACGGACAAGCGCGGCGAACTCCCGCGTGCCCACGTCATACCGTTGAGTCTTCGCTATGGGCCAGCAGAACGGGCTAGCCGGATGCGAGTGCTCGTCTGGTATAGCGAACGACTCGATAGGCCGCTGGCGGTGATTCTGGTAGGCCAGCGAGGTAAGGTCGTTCGCGAGTCGATCCCATACGCCCCCCTGTGTCGATTGCATATCAGCGCCGGTACGATTTGATGAGCGCGGCGGCTGCGTCACTTCTGTTCAGGCTCGGCATGTTCAGATTCCTGTTTTCGGTTAGCCCGCAATGGGCTGTTGTTTTGCTTTCTGGTGGGGGTCTTTGTTGACTCCCAAGCGTTTATTCCTGGCTGTGGATAAGTACGCCCCAAAACCCTAGGATCACGGGATATAGGTCGCTTGTGGAAAATGCCCCGATTCCACCTCCGATTAGGGGCTTATCCACAGGCGACCTCTAAGTGACTCGATTGTGGATAACTAAGCGGCCATCCTTTCCAGTGATTTCTGGAATCGTTCCTGCGTCGAAACTAGGTCCGCCAAGCCGTACCTG